TCTTCTGTTCTTCATATAATCTTTTTCTTACATCTTGATCAGTAAGTTCTTTAAAGTAATCCTGTGCCACTAACCATGCATAGATTACAAGACACATTGCAAGGTCATCATTACATCCTTCCTCTGCTTCAAAAGTATTTCCTTTTTGGATGAATGTAGTAAGTTCACTCATGATCTCATAATCACAACTTAGAAGTTTATCCGATTCTATCAATGTCTTTAAGTTAAGAGCACCGACTTTTTTAACAGTCTTAGACATCTTAACTCCTAACTGGGTTTTCTTACCTGAGAATCCCTGACCAACAACTTGACCTGCTCTACCTCTCATAGAACACATAAGAAGATTTTTATACTCTAAATCAAAATTTAATATAGATGCTACCTGATCTCCCACATCATTTACTTCACATAAAACAAATGCATCATTATAACTCTTTCCTACTTCATCTATAATACTAGGAAAAAGCATGGCCTTAATTTCGTTATTCCTATACTTTGCAACAACGGCATGAGGAAACTCTGTAATATCAACTACGATGAATGCAGAGTAATCTTTACCTACTCCTCTTGCAACGTCCACTGCCATTGCATAATCATGATCTTTTTGAGGTGGAACATATACATCTAAACCACCACTTTGAGTTTCTGGTTGTTGATATACCATACTCCTAAGTTTGGCTGGATTGATAAGAGTATCAACAGATCCTAAGAACTCACACTCAAACTCAATCTTAAACTGCTGCTCAGATGTGTTAGCAATAGTTTGCTCTTTCCATACTTCATCTCTACCAGGCACTTCTGACCAATGAACATCAGTTGGTACATATTCATTCTTACCTCTCTCTGCGTCGTGCCAATATCTATAGAAATGATTCATCCCGTGAGGGGTTGAAACCATTATGACTTTAGTTGTTTTACCAGAAGTAATAGTAGGATAAACACTAGAAAAGAAAGCGTCAGCGATGTGATTGGGAACAAAAGCAAACTCATCCAAGAAGAGGATGTTGAAAGACATACCCCGAACAGCACTAGCACTAGTGGAAGCTGCCAAGATTTTACTACCATTTTCTAACTCCAATGAACCTTTATTCCATGATATAATTCCTTGCTGCATCCATTTTGGTAAGTTCTCATATGCAGTTTGCAATCTACCCAGTAAGTCTCTGGCAGTGGCTGCTTTGTTAGCAAGAATACCTATATTTACATTATCATTAAACACTGCATAATGTAAAAGATATGATACCGACGTTGTAGACTTACCAGTCTGTCGAGGCATCTTACATATATTAAATCTATTTTCATGAAAGTTGTTAATTAACCTTTCTTGAAAATCATAAGGTTCAAATGGAACAAGACCTTCATCCAAACTAACAATCTTTACATATTGTTTTGCAAAATACACAGGATCTTGCTTACATGCCATAAACTCAAGGATTTGTTCCTGAGTAAATTCTTGTGCAACATTCGCCTTTTTTAAGAGGGGATTGCCTAAATAAATGTCTTCCATAATAACCTCCTACATCATTTCATATTTTCCAAATTTTCTATCGTGATCTCTAGTTTTTTGTTGTAGTTCTAATATTTTTTCTAAATTCTCTACTTTCTTTTTGAGACTTTTAGTTTCTTCCTCCTGTCTGGAGGAGAGGTTCTCCTTGGTCATAATTGGAAACTTGGTAAGACCAGAGTTGAGCACCAGGATACACTTTTCTCACTTGATCCAGTACTTCTCTGCGAGGGTTTTTTGACTTGGGGGAAAAACATTTTTATCATGTAACCTTTTCCTCTCCAGCCAACATAGACATCTATTATGTTACCGATTTTAGATGGAATGCGAGTGGATTCACTTACACCACCACCATTACCACCATTAGATCCATTACCATTACCATTGCCATTACCATTGGTTCCGTTGCCGTTACCATTCTTCTTTCCATTGTCATCATCTTGTTCAAGATACCCTCTAGCACCTACATGGTAACCACTAGGAATGTTTCTACACTTCTTCCTTTGATTACAATAATATTGGCCTGGGGGACACTTTTTCATAAAATAATAGAGTCTACCTTTATATTTATGCTTTTATTGCACTGTAGATGACTTTAAAGACTGTGCTATCTGATGAATCGGGATAACCGAGCAATCTTAAAGTTCCACTATTAATATCAGTTGAATAGGTTGCTATACCTACAGATGGTTGATTTACATTACCATACTCAGTCATATATGCATTTGTTCCATCATGAACTACCTTTACTAATGAAGTATTATAACTACTACCTTTTACAGCTTGTATTTGATAATCCACAGATCGATAACTAGATGCCGTTAAGGATACTAAAGTAGCCGCACCTGTTGCAGTTGTTGTTACTGTTGCTGACTGAACCAGACCATTCTCCATTGACAATTTACTGGTTGTCTCGTTTCCGACTATGTATGGCATGGGTTTATGTTGCGGTTTCTAGAATACTTAAGATGCATTTCAAAGTTGAATTTGCACCAGCAGAAATTTTTATAGAATCATTTGTCTCTAATACTAATTTTCCATCCATAGGTACAAAAGCATCATTAACGGGAACATTAGCACCTTTTATAATTTCTGTCGTAGTGCTACTTCTCACATGGGACATTGTTACAGTAGTATCAGAAGATCCGTAATTAGCTATATGTGCATAAAGAACAATAGCAGTATACCCCGTAGGAGCAGTATACATTGTTTGATCCGAAGTAGTTAATACTAAGGTCTCAGTTTGAAATTTATTAAGTGCTAATTGTGCCATCTTAACTTAGTGCTAGGATAAATGGTGTCATTTCAGAGAATAGACTTTTACTAAAGGATCTTCCACTAATTGTACCAGTAGTTTGGTTAATTTGGAAGTCATCACCTATTCTAAAATTACCTGATTGGTCTGTACTGGTATAAACCACACTTCCACCATTCGTGGTTACAACTTCATTTGCTTGAATTGTAACTCCACCTCTTTTTGGAGTAGCTTGAGTAATAGTATTACCTGAACCAATATATTCAAAAGTATGAGAACTAGCAATGATTTTACTTTGCTGATAGAAGTATGCAGTACTTCCGACACCGACAGTATTAATTAAATTTTCATCAAGAGTTAATGTAGTAATTCCAGATACTACGGGTGTGGAACTATTTATTGTATAATAAGTTGGTGACATTACCGCAGTTGCAGCTCCACTAGATCCACCACCACCGCTAATGGTAACATCAGGAGTTTCGGTATACTGACTACCACTACTAATGATAGTAATAGAAGCAATTGACTCTCCTTCAAGAGTTGCAAATGCTGTGCATGTTTCTCCATTAGGGCCCGAAGGATCATCTAAAGTCACCGTAGGGGTAGAAGTATAACCACTGCCTCCATTTGTCACGGTAATAGATTCTACTGATTCATATAATTCATCAAAATAAACCACCTGACCAGCATAAGGTCTATCTATATCAATCTTTGCAGTTCCAGCAGAAGATCCTGAACCAATATAAGTATGTGCTAATGTGGAAATTCCTAAATTAACAGTGAAACTAGTGGTTGAAGGAATGGACTCCACCCTGAAAGCAAAAGGTCGTTTTTCAGGATAGTTCTTAGCTCCAAAGGAACAAGAGAATCCAATATCAGCAAGACTAACTCCCATTCCAACTTGGAAAGGATGTGCTCCACTTGTTGTAATAGTTGCTTCTCCTGTTGTATGTGTGTATGCCACACCTGATATAGTAGAAGTTGTAACTCCTATGTTGACAGTAATTTCATCTTGTGCTGCAGTTCCTACAGAGGTTACAACTCCAGTAAATTGTAAATCACTTTTACCATCCGAAACTAACCCTAATGTTCCAAAACTACAGTTACTATTTGCTACATCTGCTTGACCACCTTTATGACAGGTAATTGCTTGATCACAACAAATAGTGAATACTGATACTAACTGAGCATAACCTTGATTAGTTACAGCAACTCCCACTCCACCTTGATTGTATTGAGTGAAAGCATCCACGTTCATCGTCTTAAGTAATCGTGCCTGATTACCATCAATTCTTATTCCTACACCAGTCGTTGTATTACTTGTGCAGTTTTGGATATATGGACCTTTCCATTTACCCCCACCAACGTTCTCTGCAATTTCTCCTGTAGGGAATCCAACTGCAGCTGCAGATCCTACATGACCAGTGAAAGTCATGTTTGCTAACTTAACTCCTTTCCTTACGGAGAAAATATCTTTATGAGCTGCTGTTCCACTGACATTAACAGATCTTTGATCATCACCTACAATCGATACATTAGCACCAACTTCAATAGGGTTTGCTTCCTGATAGTTTCCAGAAAGAACCTTGATAGTGGATCCAGATGTCGCCACCCCAACTGCACCAGCAATTGTTAGTTTAGCATTATCAATAGATGTTCCATTATTAGAATCGCTACCATCTTTTGCAACATAGAAAACATTAGGTGCAGAGTTAATACCAGATGCACCAGCTTCAATAGTTACATTGTCACCAATAGTTACACTTGAATTTGAAATAACAACATCTTCATCACCGATAGTAACCTTATTAGTAGTACCATCGATTGTTACAGATGCTCGACCTATGGTTAGGATGCCAATTACACGAGCATCTCCATCT